TTGCGAACTTCTTCGCGGATTAAGTTACGTAATTCGTGTGTTGTCATGTTTATGTTTAAAAGATTTAAAGATTACTATGTTATTTAAAATCGCCCGTACGTAATGTCGAAGATATATCTTCAAAAAACTCCATTTCCTCGGGTGTAAGTTTTGATTTGATATATTTCGCGATTGTTTGAAGTTGTTTTGCTCGAATACGATTTTGCTCCTTACTAGTTTTGCTCATCGATGAGTCGTATTCAGGAAGTTCTTGATACATAGCTTTGAGTTTAGAATCATTTTCAAATTTTGCTATAATCGGTTTAATTGCTATACGAATACGTCCACGTTTTGCAGACTCTAATGCTTGTTCAGCTTGCTTTTTCATACGATATGCTATCGCTTCAGCGCCAAATCCTAAAACTTGTCCTACTGCTTTTGTTCCCTTAACTAATGCCCATAACCCTACTAAACCTCCTGCTACCCCTAAAGCAATATTTCCGATTAGAGCAGCGTCTTCTTTTAAAAGATGTTCGTTTGTTGCCTTGCGAACTTCTTCGCGGATTAAGTTACGTAATTCGTGTGTTGTCATTGTTGATTTTGGCTTTAATGAGTGATTTTATATATATATATATATCGTAAAAAAATAAATTAGGTATTTTGTTCTAACGGCGTTAAATCGTTATTTATAATTTGTTTAATGTCTTGTAATGTTAAAAACGAAATTGCATTGTAATTCTCTTTTTGAGTATTTGCATCGTATACAATAGATTCAGGAACAACTGAATTTGTAACTTCAATCCCTGGGTTGATGGTTAATGTAATTACATCAACTGGCAATCGTACAGATGAATAAGATGCAATTGCATTGAAAAATAATGCTTGTGGAGATTTTCCGTTTAATTGTAAAATATCAAGTATTGAGGTTATTTCGCCAGGCGATTTTTCAACAATTGGATATAACGATTCATTAAATAATATACAAACATTTGTATTTCTTACATTGATTCTTGATGTAAATCTATCTCCTATACTAAAAGATTCTTGTACATAATATCCATATATAACTTGATACTCGGTCACACGAGTTAGTTCATCTATCTGTCGTTGCAAATCAGCAATTAATTCTTGATTGGAATCTCTTACTGCTAATAACGAATCTCGCTGTGATTGTAATTCAGTTAATTGACTTTGTAAAAATGCGATCGGTGTATTTCCTGAAGTTGTAATAAATTCTTCAAATTCGTTTTTTATTACTGTATCAAATGCCGTTTTATTGTAAGTTTTGGCGTATAAAGGAAGAAAATTCCTAGAAAAAGATAAATCTTCATTTTTATCAATTACAACAAGTCCACTTTCGTTCGTACGATATTTTTGATATTTGATCGGATTTGTTTCTGTCGGAGTAATTTCTCTGGTTAATAACTGTTGTGGATTGATAGGCTCTAATCTCATATTAATCTAAAACTATTTTAAAGGTGTAATCATTGGATTCAAATATGATGTTAGCATCAGAAAGAACAGATTTGAATCCAAATGTATAATATCTTTCCGGATACATCATTGTTGTATAAAAGTCAAAATAACTGCCACTTGCATTGGTATTTATTTTTGTTGCTTCGCTATACGGAATAACAATTTCGTTAGAGTGAGCATCTTTGATTTGATAATAAGACGCTGAAGTTAATGCGCGCGTTGTTGCAAATACAGAATTTTGAGTAAATGCGGGTCTAGGATATCTAGGCCGTGCACCTAATAACATTCTAACTTTACTATTTTTACGAAATACTCGATTAGATGCTCTTAAATACACAATCGGCTCTTCTTCATAAGTAATTACTGACTGTGACCCTGTGATATACGTTTGAGATCCAGGCCAAGAAATGTATAATTGTGGCTCATATACTGTATGTGTATTCGAAGAATAAAATTGTAAATTAGTCTCAGGATAATTGTTTGCAACAATTTCTGAATTTCGAAAAGCTACTAAAAATCCATAATTTGGTAAAGAGCCTGTTTGCCATCGTTTAACTATGTTAGTTACATCAACTGAAAATGTATCTGTCGTTTTATAATTAAATGATTGACTTGCTATTGAAGCTGTATACCAAACACCCCCTCCTACAGAAGATGTAATATTGTATTGAATGTTTTTGCCTGAAGGTGATTGTGTATATGAACTACTCCAAGTTGTTGTTCCTAAACCTGCAACCGTTAACCATGTTGCACCATCGACAATAGATGTATTAGTCGACTCTGCTCCGTATGTTACAGGACCGCCACTGCCATTTTCCCAAGAATTTGCAAGTGCACGAGCTTCAATAGTATATGACTTCGGAACTTCTAATTCTTGCACTGAGTATAATTTCAAACTGGCAGTTATAGTATTAAGCGAAACATTATTTTCGGCTAATATATTAGACAATGTAGATAAATCAAATTCTAATAGAATTCTTGATTCGGCTAAATCACCAGTTGTACTGTCCCCGGATTTACGAAGCTCTATAATTTGATCCAATCCGGTATTATTGTACGGATAATCTTCGTATATTGTTGTAGTTTTTAAAGCAGGTGTTGACCAAATCATAATAATTATAATGATACGACACGTCCTATAATGTCGTTGTTAGGAAATTTAATTTCAAATATTGAAGGGTCGAGCGAAGGATATATTATACCATCTTTTGTAGCCGCTGCAATATCATATACATTTTCTGCATACCCTCTTGCCGCGCCATACAAGTTTACGATACGAATATTTGTTACAGATTGAACTCCTGCAACACGATCGATTTCTGTATAAATTCTCGATAATACAATAGGTTGATTGATTTGCCATTTTTTAATATCAAACAATTCTTTAAATTTAGTAATACAATTGATTAAAACTTCATTGGAATTGTATTCTGGCAATGTAATAATTTCAAATCGAATGCCTATGTTAATAATAAACGCATTTTTTATATTAACTGCATCAGTTAACATACGATATTGCGATAAATACGTTTTCAAATTTTCTTTTACCGCAGCATTCAACGGGGTTAATTGACCTAATTCATTGAATCCTAATGTATATAAATTAATTGCTAATGGATTCGGAATCATTTCCGTTCCATTTGTTGGATTGATTTGTTGGTCTTGTATAACATATGCTTTGGCAACAGAACCAAACCTCGATGGTATAGAATAAGATCGAATTATATAATCTTGTACTGTCACCGCTCTGTTTTGTGTTGCAAAAGTTGCCAATGCATTCTGTCGAATTTCTTCAATCGTTTCTTCGCTTTTACCGCCTTTTGCAGGTTCTAAATTTGTAACTGCAACAGAACTTTTAATTCTGTCCAACAATGCTGTATTTAAATTAGAAGAATCAATTTCAAATACAACAGAATCAACTGCTTTAATTGTATTTGCTGGTACATTGGCAGCAACGCCGCCACCGGTAGTATATCTTACTGTTAATGTTGTATTTGAAGGTGCTAGTCCATAAGACTTCGTATACATGAAATTGGATGGATCTATAGGTTGATCCATTTGAGTACGAAGCCCATTTAAACTAAATCCAACATTGTCTGGATTGGGAATGATATCTTCATCAGAATCGTCGGTAATTCCAGGCCCAAATTGAATATCTAAATCTCCTGTTGCTCGAAAACGAGTAATAAATCTACGAGCGGTTTTCTTCAATTTAAGTAAATACGGTACATCTGTATAGACTGAAAGTTCCGGATCATTTTGTACTGTATTAGCAACTGTTTCGAAAACAGTGTCTTGTGCTAAATAAGGAACTTCCGTCCATTCATTGTTATCTGAATCTGTAATCGATAATACATCAATAATATTTGTATCTTCAATACAAATCTTATCAAATCGTTTAGCATTTCCAAACGTAAAATTCTGCGTTTTAATCGTCCCGGAAACTGCTTTGACTTTTTTCTTTAATAAATAATATTCTGGGTCTGAAGTAGTTTGATTGATTTGATATACAGAAACTTCTGTCGGATCAAAACTCGATGATACAGAAAAATTAACCAAATTCAATGTACGAAAATTAATACCAGTTTGTTCAGACCGAACAAGCATATTTTCTTTCAATGTCAAAGCATAATCCCAATCAGGTATTTTGCCATTAGGGGATGTTTTAGCTGGTAGTAATTGAAATACATCTAAATCAACTGTTGCAGGAATAGAGTTTTTTACTCGATATCCCAAATTCGTTGCCAATGCCAATACATTAGGACGATTGGCAGCAAATTGAATCATCGATTCTTTTAATTGATTGTCAGTGTAATATGATAATACATCTCCAACATACGCAGCCATTTCAATAAACATCATTCCAGGAGAAGACTCATTAAAATCATTATATGTGTTAGGGAAGTATTGACGAGAAAATTCGATTAGATTTGCTCTAAATTGACTGAAATCCTTATTAATATATCGTATGTCTTTTTTTATTGGTGCCATGTTATAAAAGTTCAATATCGTTTAATGTCGCTAAAAATGTAACTGGTGTATTAACTGGTTGTCCGTTAACGGATACGTATATTGAAATTTGTACTCCTTGTTCTTCGGTTTGACCTAATACACTGATAACGTTTTTTACAGTAAGACGATTAATTGTAATGTATGGTAACCAAAAATCAATAGCCTCTGTTATTGAATCTTTAATCGCTGTTTGCAAATCTTCTGTGTTTTGCTCGAATAAAGAATCTTGGATTGTCGTGCCAAACAAAGGTTGCATTATACGTTCCCCTTGTCTTGTTAACAATAAATTTTTCAAATTGTAAATAGCTTGTTCTTCGGTTGAGTACGATAAATCAAACAATACTCCGCTTTTGCTAACAAATGGAAGTTTAATTCCAACTGCTACATCTGGCTGTAAATCTATAGGATTAAATCGTCTCTCAAATGACATTATTTACCTTTTTTAGCGTCAATAGCTTTCATCAAAGCTGAATAATCTTTTGTAATTGCATCAACAACGGCCGCTCCTGCGTCTGTTTGTGAAAATGTATTTACATCAACTTGACGACCTTCGAAATCAGTAAGTATTTGAGGCGCCTGTGAACTTTTATGAATTGCGGGATTCATACCCATTGTTGGCCATTCTTCAAATTCTCCAATTGGATTATTGTACATGGTAGTTTCGTTCAAAATTTCATTTAAAAGAGGGTTTGAAGCATATTGCTTTGGGGTACGTACTTTCGGTTGTACAGTCTTATTTTTGACTACAGGAGGCTTGGATTCAAATATCCGTGCAGGCTGTTTAATAGAAGATTCGCTTAGAATACGTAACTCCGTTCGAACGGCCATTTGAACTTCTTCTCTGATTACCCTTCGTAATAATTTAATAAATTGATTGGCTTTCATACTAAATTTATAATAAATACCTATTTTGTTAAAATTATGCGGGCAAAACAAATCCTAAAATAGTAGACTTTTTAGCAACTTTTTGAAATACTCCGCCTACGTTAGAATTTTGTCCTTTTTTTGAAGTATTACCTTCGATCGTAGTGATTGTACCGTTAGAATCAATCTTCGCCACAATGCCAATATGATCGGCCCCGGGTTTACGACCAAAATGAAATAATACTAATGAACCTACTACAGGTGTTGCAGAGAACCTACCATTTTGTTTAGCCCAATTCAACCAAGCAGAACACGATGCAGATTTAAAATCTGTAATTCCTGCTTCTAACCACCAAGTTGAAGTAGCAGCGGCACACCAAAAATTTCCAGGTCTACATCCTACATTATTCAACATTTGATTTATTCTAGGTCCAGAATTCGATTCATTTGGCGTTTCTACAATGCCTATATCACTTAACGCAATTTCAACAGCACGTATGCCTTTGGTCTTTGCATTGGTAGATATAGTAACTAATTCAATAGTCGTATTAGTCTCGGTATTAGGAATATATGTTTGGTTATACTCTGCACTTTGTTCAACTTCGACCAATTCTAAATCATCATAATCATCGACCGTTTGTGATGTATCTTCGCCTGAAACAAATCTTTCTGAATGTAACGATTCTGCTTCTTCCGCAGCTATACGTTCTGGATCAGTCAAACTTTCTTCTTGTTTTTGTATAGAAGCTGTTGTAGCGATTTGTTCTGCACGTATAACATCTTGTGGAGTAAGTTTGAAATCAGGTATAGGAGTATCAGCAACCCCTATACTTGATGTGGAAGTAATTCGTTTTGTAAATGCTACTTGACTTAAAATAGTAGGAATTTGGCTTAGCAATGAAAGCACTGCGGGCCATTGAGGAGTTGCTGCTAAAGGAAGGCAGGGGCCAACTACCGGATGTATTGGAGTCACCGTTGATAGTGCAGTAACCAATTGATTCATCCAAGAATTAAATGCATTGCCTAAGATTAGCGGCTCGTTTGCATTATTACCTAATTCAATTTTACTTGATTCAGCTACGAATTTTGTTGCAGCGTCGATTGTTACTGCAGAATCTGTTGAAAGTAATATTCCTGATTTACTAAACAATCCAATTTCTTTTAATCGGCTATTTAATAATATTCTACCTGATGTAGATAATATCTGTGGAGTCGTTCCAAACCTTTCTGTTTGCCAGGAAGTTAATTTATTAGCTTTTGCTGCTGTTAATGCTTTAGAATCAACTTCAAATTCTAATTCTTGCCCAGAAGATAATACAATGCTAGAATCATCTGTATTGAAATTTTCTGTAGTAAATCCATTTATTTTACTTGGAGTCGATGATTGCAATGTATTACGTATAATTGTAATAGGAGCAGTTTGCGAACCTCCTTCCCAGCGAGGGCTTAATGTAAATGTTCCTGATTTAGGGGATGTA